GTCGTCAGGGTTTTCCTTCTGCATCATAAACAGCAAATCGAAATTGCGGGTGGACCTCTCGTGACCACCGGTGTGGTCGTGGACGTTGATGATGGCATCAGTCCGAACATAACGGCAAGGGAATAATGGCGATACAACTTCATGGACTCTATTCTGCCATATCCACCCACACTTGGCACGTAGTATTCTCTCGCGTTCGTATATCGTGGTTACGTTGCCGAACTCATCCTGGGCATAATGGTAAGGAAACCATATCGCGCCGACATCATCAGGGATATTGGCGATGTGTTTTCGCATCTCTTCAGGATGGTAAAGCCAGTCATCGGCATCCAGCCAGCACAACCAATCTGTCTTTAACTTACCGAATGAGAAATTGCGCGCCGCAGAGAAATCTTTGCACCAATCGAAGTCATAACACGTCAGGTGCGGATAGATATCGCACATAGACCGAACGATGACTTCCGTATTATCGGTACTCTTGCCGCCGAATACCACCACGCATTGGTCAACGTGTTCTATAAAAGACTTGATACAATTTTCTATTGTTCGTTCTGCGTCTTTAACGATTATCGCCATACCCAAACTTTGCATCCCGTTCTCCCTTCAAATCTCTTTTTAAGAAATGTAACTCGAAATTTATCCTGTTAAAAGACAGATTAGATAACCGAATCCCATGCCGAATACAAAGGCAAGGATTAAATATCCGTCTATATTGTCTCTTATTTCCTTCATGTTTTTTACCTTATGCGTAAGTGCAATGATTACAGAGGTCAATATCGCTCCGGCAATAACTGTTGTGGATTCTCCGTATCTCTTCCAGTTTGGGATTCTTCCAGTCTTTGAGAAGGTCACCTGAATATTCCCCGGCGTCGAGAATCATTCCGGCGTCAAAGCAGCAGGAAGATAACTTGCCGTCAAACCCTACCACGAAATCAGAGAACAGGGACCGGCATGGTGTTATCCGGGGAATCAATAATGCTGTACCCCGTCCGCATGATGCCGCCGGAAGAATCCACGGCTCGGCGATAGTCCGCCATGTTTGTATAAACATATCGCGCTCAAAGTCAGACTGGTAAGACGGGTCAAATACCATACTCACGCGTACCATAATATCCGGACGTTCAACGTGAATCTGATTTATCGTTAATTTGATGTTCTCCATCGTGGCCGCCGGAAGTTTCGTAAAAGCCTCGTATGTTTCATCGAAATAAGCATTGATACTGAAATTTAAAAGATTGACAGTTTGCACCGTGGCCAGGAGCGCGATGCTTTCCTTATTAAGTAAGGAGCCGTTGGTCGGTATCACAATCTTGGTACGCGGCAGGTTCGTTTCAATTAACTTTAACAGTTTGTACCAGTCCGGTAAAGTAAAGAACTCGCCGTAGTTTACCGGCACAATCTCTTCCAGCGGCTTCGGCCATTTGGATATGTCTTTCAAAACGCTCAAAATCAAATCCTCGGGCATCCGCCCTTTACGGTCAGAAATCAACCCGTGGCATGAAACGCACTTGGCATTGCAGAAAGTTGTACTATCCAAACGTACCTGGCGCGGTTGGTCGGGTGTGGGATAGGTATTATTCTTTTGTGAAGGCATGATTCTCCTTTTATGTAAAATCTATTCCAGTTACTTTATGCGTTATTTCACCCTGGTATTTTTGAATCCTTTTTAATATCTCGGTGCTGGAATCTAACTGGGCTCCAACGCCGTATATAATCTCGCAACCGATTTTCTTGCAGGCATCAATTTCAGATTGAGGCATATTACTTGATTCACGGTCGCCACCCTTGGCGAAGATATCCGGCCGCACCATTAAAAGTGTCCGGGCCACGGTGCCGTCGCCATCGATGGAGATAACGATTTCGTCCACATACTTGTTATCCTGAAGCATCATGTATCGCTGTCCCATCGGAGTGAATACTACACCGCGTTTACGGATAACATCGGTATCGGGATTCAAGATAACCACCAGATAATTCCCGAGCTTTTTGGCCTCACGGAAATGATTTAGATGGCCGGCGTGTGGGTACGGATCAAAAGCGCCGCAGACAATGACCTTCGTGGTCATTTCCAATTCCTTTCGTCAATCAGCCAGTTATAAAAGTCGGTATGGCGTTGCGCCATTTGTTCAACCGTTTGTCCGTGGAGTTTATGCACATATCCTTCACGGTATGGAAGTTCCAGGTCACGGACGTTGTAAACGAAATTCCACCAGTTCTCCCATTTAGGATTGATAATCTCAACGCCGAATTTTTCAGGGTGGTTGAATATCTCACAACCAGGATAAGGACTGAAAGTGCTTAGCGTCCACTTATCTGGCTTGGTGGTTTTCATAAACTGTTTCGTCAGTTCAATGGTTCTATCAGTTTCCCCCGGCAAGCCGGACATCAGATAGACTTTTGTTTTAAGTCCCTCGTGTTTCATTATCTCTATCGCCCGGGTATGGTCCTTGGCGCTTTCCTTTTTGTTGTTTTTAATCAAGACTATATCGTCAGCGCTTTCCACTCCCACACTGCACTCTTCACAGCCGGACATTTTAAGCAATCCGGCAATCTTGGTTTTCATTAAATCAGACCGGGTATGACACCGATATGAGATTCCGAATGTGGACATCTCACGGCATAGTTGCTCGAAATGAGGATGCAGGGTAAAGTTATCATCGACGAACCGGAAGTGATTTACTTTCCGTTTGTTTAGTTCATAAATCTCACCCATGATATTTCCAACGGACCTGAATGTTACCGGCGCATTGAGCATGTTGCCGCAGAAATGACATTTGAACGGACAACCCCGTGACGTAATCATAGCCATTGATAATTGACCGTGGCCGTATCTTTCACCTTCATACATGGTATCGGAGAATACATGGTCGGCGGCATCCCAATCAGGATAAGGAATATCATCAAGGTCAGTTATCCGGCTTGTTTTAATAATACCCTTGGGAATAAGTCCTTTGATAATATCAAGTAAGGCGTACTCGCCTTCACCCTGAACAACATAATCGAAATGTTCCCGGCAATCTTCAGGTAAGAGAGTGGCGTGCGCGCCACCAAGAATCGTTGTGCCGTTCACCTGCTTGGCTAACTGCTTGGCGAAGGTAATCTGTGGGGTAGCGCAGGAGAAGCCGTAGAATTTGGCGCGTGGTAAGTCCTGTGCCCCTTCCCTGCAATCCGCCAGGTAAACATTTACGCCATGTTTTTTCAACATGGCCGATAAATAAAGATTCCCAAGACCGAAATACATCTTGGGAGATTCCAGCGCCGGCATGGGAGTCTCAATCAGAACGATGTCATACATTTTCTTTTTGCCCTTCTCATCTCTCTTTTCTGGTGTTCAAATAAACCCCGCGGCGTGCCGCCTACTTTCATGCGGTGCCGGCGGTTATCTTTATGGGTGTTCGTCATATATTAAAAATAAAAACTAGAAATAAAATAACTAAAACAAACAATAAAAAGATTAATGGTTCTATTGCATAAAATAACAAGCCTAGACATATTCCCAAACCAACAAAGAATGTTCTGAATTTGTGAATAAATTTAATCATTTCCATCTTAGTCCGTTAGCGACTTCCTGATAAAGAGGAATGTAATTCTGGCAGACCGTTTCGATAGACCATCGTTTTTTGTTTCCTGCATAAGTATCTCTGGCACTCAATTTTTCGACATCGTTGATTGCCTTCACAAAATCTTCAGGGGTGTCACAAAGAAAACCGTCCTTGCCATGCTGGACAATTTCAGGGGCGGCGCCGATGTTCGACATGATAACCGGACAACCGCAAAGTAGTGATTCCTGAATTTTGTGGTTCGTGACCTCTGGATGTTCGGTTGCGTAAATAAGCGCTTTGGCCGTCTGCATCATCTGAATTTTAGAATCTTCGGTGTATTCATTTTCCCACCAGACCTTGATATTCTGGTGGTCACATAATTCCAAAACACTTTTTTCATAAGCGTCTAACGGGTCATTCAGTTTCCCGGTCGCCCGGGCGGTCAGGATGTCCAGTTTCACACCAAGATTCTTACACAGATTAGCGGCATTGAGGTTCCCTTTTTCCGGGCCCATTCTTCCGACACAAAGAAATCTATCGTTCTTATTGATACGTGGACTTAACTGGTACTTTTCAACATCGATACAGACCGAATATTGATAACGTGCTTTCTGATGATAAACCCTTTCAAATTCCCTGGTGGCCCACTGTGACAGACCGATAATGTTATATGGCGCTTTGGGATATTGCGCCAGCGCCGGAGCGTGCCAGAAGAGATTTAGCGAAGGGAGATTCGGCATAAACCGAGATGCTAAATGCTGGTGAGAAAAATCATGGACGACATCGAAGGTGCGAATCAGACTTTGATATTCACGGTATTGCCGTAATTCGTCAAAGACAAACTCTTCACCGGGAAGTGGTTTTGTGGGATAGACCTTAACTTTATCGGGGAAGACCGAATCGGTGTGACCGAACACGGCGACTTCATGGTTCTTTGAAAGTTCCGTAGCAAAATCACGAACGAGTTTTTCAATTCCAACGTACTTTGATGCAGGGGTAATCGTTTTTCCAAGTGGACTGATTAACAAAATGCGCATTAATAACCATTCCTTTCAACCTCCCGACTATCCACCACTTTCAGATTAATTAATGTTTCTTAGTTGAGAGCGCCGACGCCTTCATCAACCACATAACCCTGTTTCCGTAGTTCATTGGTAGCGGAAGGCGCGCGCCGGTGTTTGTCATAGATGTCCTTGAAACATTGAGGGACTTCCATTTCATAACCGGCCAACGCCTGAACACGAACTCCGTTAAAGGTTAGGGGAATCGTCTCTTCCGGGGTGAATTTCGCCATAGGGAACATTTTCTTGAGGTCACTGTAAGTAGCAGTTTTCTTAAAGCCGCCCCTGATTGAACCGGGCGTATCTTTTTCAGCCTCTTCAGTTACGGCCTTCCTGTCCAGTTCCTCTGCGACTTCATGTGCAGCCTGGGCCGCTTCTTGCGCGCTTGCGGACGTCGAAGTAATTCTCCGGATTTCCCTTTTTACCATGTGCTTTTTTCTAGGCATGATTCCCCTTTCCTATTTTTACGTTCTCATGTAAGTTACATCAAACCCGACCGCCACCAGACTCCCGGCGTTAACTGGGTCTGAGTGCTGGATGGTGAGGTTAAGTGTATTGGTGGTTGGAATCACGGGGTTCCCGACCACCAGACCTCCGCCGATTGCAGCTTTTGGCGTGACGAATACTTTATCACCTATGGCCAGGCCGGTCATATTGGAGACTGTCCCGATTGCTGTGGTGGCAGTTCCGACCGCGGTTATCGGTAGAAGGGTTCCGGTTAGAACACCCATCTTTGTGATGGAAGTACCGCCGCCAGCACTAAGCGCCCCGCCGGCGGTTATACCGCCGACCACATTAAGGGAAGTCCCGTCAACATCGAAAACCTTGTTGCCACCGCGGTCACGGCACTCCCATCGATTCGTTATTTTATTGTAAAAGAGATTTGCTTGACCCATTTGTTGTTTTTTTATCCTCCCAATCTTTAATCTTCAAGGGGGGAGATTTTTCTCTCCCCCCTATCACTTGGGACAAGGTTTAGGCAGCGGGTGTCCGGGATGAAGCGCAGTTAATCAGGACACCGAAATCGTTGTTCAGGATTTTGGCTGCCATCGCGCATTTCCAGCCGATGGTGGATTTCTGGTCCAGAGGATCGGAGTGTCCACCTGTTCCCCTGGGATGAACGATTACGCTGGCCGCCAACGCATCGAGTTCAGTAACACCGTAGAATCCTTTACCGAACATCACGACTTCGTAAACATCGGCGCCGGACATACCGTAGGACGACCTGACATTCAGGTTATTGGTTTCGATGAACGTGACACCGGACCATTTGAAAGCGTCTCCGGTGAAAAGCGGGTTGGTATCGCCTTTAATACCAGCTTCCCGCAGGTCAGCAACGATATCCGGGTCTTCACGGATATCCTTGGTGTTGTCCGGGTGAATGAAACAGATGTAACCGTAACCCGGTATCGGTTTAGCGCCGGCCCGGGCCAGTGTCCGTTTCGCTTCCAGAATTTCGGCAGCGTTCATGTAGTTACCTGACCCGACAGAGCCGGTTCCCGATGTACCGACACGGACGGCGGCACCGGCGTACTGGAGGGTTGTGGCATTGGAAAACTCTCCGCGAACCACAATATCGCGGCCGGTGCGCATCGCCTCGCCGTATCTTTCGGTGAAGCCGACGATGACCGGGTCGATGGCGGTGGTTTCCAGGATATCGGAAATCTGCGACCACTGACCGTACTGGCTGATGGTGGCCGATACTGCGGAAATGGTGACTTTGGTATCAGTCGGGGCCGTACCCTCAATCAGGGTGTAAGCGCCATCAGTGACGACGATTTTCTCAAAGCGTCGCCATTGCACTGATTTGCCCTGGTTGCCGGGGATAGGTGCTTTTTCGGCGAACTGCTCGAATACATTATCGACGCCACCGATATCGAGCAATACGCGGTTATAATACTGGCGGATTTCAACGGAAAAGTCTGCTAAAATATGAGGACTTGTTGCACTCATTTAATTATCTCCTTATTTGGAGAGGGTTATCTTTTAGTATTCGCAATTTCAAAAGCCTTGAGTTCTTCTTTGTCCATTTCGAGAGGTGATTTTGTCACCTTCCCGCCGGCCTTTGAAGTCTCGAACACATTTTCCGCAGGGGATTCAGAGTTTTCCCCTTTATTCAATCTCTCGACATACTGCCGCATGGCTTCTTTTTCCGGGTCATCGGATTTTTTCAGAGAATCTTCGAAAGTCTTGGCGGCTTTCTTAACATCCTCATCGTCGCCCTTCGGTCCGTACTTTTTAACAAGAGACTGAATCGTGGCCGATTTATCCCTCTCGTCTACCTCGGTCTCACGGTCGGCAATCTTGGTTTCTCTCTCTTCGACAGACTGAAGTTTCTCTTCAATCTCGGCCTCACGGTTAAGGAAATATTGTTTGAGGTCTTTTACATCCTTGTCGTCAACATCGGAGAGATCGAAAACAGATACCTTTTTGGTTAATCGTGCTACTTCAGCTTCGGCCTTCTCTGCGCGTCTTTTAACGGCAATAAGGTCTGCAATCGGAACAGATTTTCCGTTGCCAATGTTCGCCATTTCAGCCATAGCACTCCTTTCTAACGTATTACTGATAATTTTAGTAACAGTGAAGATGGAATGTCAACCGATATTTGACAGTTTATTGAGATTTTAATTTAATTTTCCCAGATGATGGCAGGACACCACTACCGTTTTTAGACTGTTCCTGGAAATACGGCAGGATTTTATAATCTAATCCGATACTCGCCGCATCCTTCTTTAAAAGTTCCAGCGCCTTTTCAGTTTTGAGAGTCGTGACATATCCCCATAGATTCAAAAAAGCGTCAAGGTCGGGATTCTGAGAACGGTATAAATCCCGTGATTTACCCTCATCAAACTTGAAATAACTGTTGAGTTTGTCGGATTGTGTAAAGTCGAAATAAGACTTTTCTATCGGAGTCATCCGCGCTTTCAATTCGCTTTCGAGTAATTTCTTATCTTCGGGAATTAGATTACTCATAAAATCATCCCGCTGTTTATAGAAGGTGTCCCAATCGATTTTACCCGGGGCCGTTTCTTCAGGCCGGATTGCTTGATATCCAGATTTTAATATCTCTGCCCTACCGCGAGTGTCAGGCATGGCGGCAGCTAGAGTATAAACAGAATCGAGATACTTATTCCAAGTATCATAATCCCCCACTTGGGCCGCCTGGGGGTACTGAATCCCTACCGCCATCAAAATACCGCGATAAACGTCTGACTGTGTTGACCGCGCATCGCGCCATTCTGCCGGCGTAATATCACCATTGAGTAGAGATTTATCAGACTTCTCCTGCTCAAGGTTTAACTTATCTCCGGCCTCACCAAGAATCTTGCTGGCATTTTTTGTTTGTGCTTCGATGGCATTGGCCGACATGCCGGTTAATTTGGCTAGTTCCTTTGAACCCATTGCCTGTCCTGTCTTGTATAACTGTCCACCCTGTTCTCGATATATTCTGCGAAGTATTGGAGTGATAACGGGAATTTGGTCAGCGGGGCGACGTTCTAAATCCAACACTGTATTCCTGTCCTCGTTACTCAGGGAATATAAAAGTTCGTTCCGTTTACTGGCGATATCTTCCGGCGCAGCAGTTTTTTGAACCTTTTTAAGTTGGTCTACAATATCGAGTAACCGTTGCGGTACATCCGGTGGGGAAATCCAGTTGACGACTTTATCCGCCGCCGACATGATTTGCTGGCCCAACCCACCGAATATATTTTTCACAGCATAGTCAATCTTCATTGGTGACTGATTTAGAAGTTCACCCATTTTGATAGCCGTAGCGGATGTGTATTGGTTATATTGCTTCTCCGGCGCCACACCTTGTAATTCAACAGGAACAATAGGATAGCCACGATAAGAATCGGTGTTATGGGTTATATCATTATATGTGGATAAAAACTGTGTGGGTGTTTGAATGCTACCACTTGATTCAGAAATTTGGCTTAACGGATTTATGTTCGGGAGAAGACCTTTCAAAAATTGACTGACATCTTCAGGTGCTTTATCATCCAGCTTTCGCAAAATATAGATAATAGGCCCGGTGAATAATGACCACTCCCTCATATTCGGAATCATGGCAACATAGTGAGGAACTTTATTACCGCGTTCGTCATATTCGTTTGAAGGGAGCATCCAGATGAATGAACCGTATTTCGCATAATCAGGAACATCCTGGTATTCTTTGAACCTTCTATTCCATGCGTAATTGGCAACGGCGGTAGCTGCTAAACCAGCAACTGCCCACCTTGCCCATGATGTGTCGCGGAGCGCACGAATAGGCAAAAGCGTACCCTGAAATCCGGCGTTGAGATAAATATACGCATAATTCAACTGCTTTGCCACAGTCCCATATCTGGAAAAATCCACGGTGACACGCCGCGCATCAACCGCCGCTTCCTTGATAGTTTTACCTCCGGCTAGTGATTTTTCAAAAGCGGCCGTTCTCGGCCCCATCTCAACGGCTTTCCCTAATTCTTCAATCCAGTTCACAGGATTCAGAAAATATTTAAGGTCTTTTTCTGACTTGATTATTTTATTTCCCGATTTGGTAATACCCCGAGCAATCTCGTCTGGGGCTCCCCTGAAAAATCCGGTCCCGCCACCGGCCATAAGCAGGTCATCCATGACTTTGTTGTCGGAGACAATTCCTTTAAGATTTAATGCAAGTCTTTTGGCTATTTGCCAGGGCATTACTCTCTGATTGACTAAAGCCGTGATTGCATCAATAGCGGCGTTAGGCGCAATAAAAGCAAGGTTTATTCCCGTCATACCGGCCTTGCTTATTTGGTTGACCATACCCATCCAATGCTCGATTTCCCCAGTCTGGACTACAAGATAATTCGCAGTTTCTTCCATGTATTTCGGAACTACGAAAGTTCTTTTAACACCATTGTCCATAAAAGAGAGAACCCCATGTTTTTCTTCCAGGGCCTTGTTTAGTGCATCTTCGGCAGCAGACGGAGTTTTTGTAACCGGCTCACCTTTATAACCTTGCCCTCGTCTTAAAACACCGGGGACTTGGTCTTCCGGTTTATATTCAGCTAAAGCCTTTGATATTTCAGAGTCAGGTTTGATTTCATGTATCAAGCCTTTATATTTATCATTCTGAAGCATATTGTTGATTAAAGATTTGACACTATCATTGCGTGCAATCGTACTACCACTTTGTAAAGTGGCTTGAGTTAGAACATCTAACGGTTTCATTTGCGCCGCTTCCGTCCCGAACTCGGTCAGCTTTTTAATACCGCTTGACGTCACATTTAATTTTTGGCTCCCGGCGGTAACGTCATCGATATGCTCAAAATATTTGACGGGGTTATACCAGGAATAATCTCTCTCCCATTCATCGGCCATCTTACGACTGACTGTACCGGATTTTACATGCGCTTCCAAGAGACTTTTGTAATGCTCACGAATGGTGTTAGCCGCCTGTTCCAGTTGAGGGAATCTATCTCCAAGTTGTACTCTTAATTGCTCCATTCCTTTTGTGAGGTCAGCGGTTGTTAAACCTCCGGGAAGGGCTCGGCCAGGGTGGAGTTTTACTATTTCTCCCTCATGACGCAATGTCAAATAGGCGTCAATCATATCATCGGGGATGTCCCCGGCAATCCCACGCATGGTTTTATACGTATTCTTCGCAACCATTACCGCAGCCTCCGGTACGCCGGGCATGAGAGCCGCATGAACCTCGGGATTCAGGTCTTCCGGTATCTTGCCACCTAACTGTTTTTTAAGACTACTGGTTGCCTGATTGAAAGCAACGAAGCGATCAGTTGCCTTGACCTGTACTTTACGCCATATATCGGCTGGAGTTATCTTGGGTTTGATATTTTTATCACCCTCTTCCCACATGGTTTTGATTTTACCGATAACGTCATTTCCACCGCCACCGGCGCCGCTGGTCCCGCCGGTCAAAGACTTTCCGGGCAGTTCTGGTGGAGGGGGAATGTTGCCGGCACCACTTTCGGCGGCTTTTGCCATGCTGGTTTCAGGTTTTATTTCCTTACTGACGTCACTGGCGACTTGACCTATTTGCTCGGCTGGCTTGGCGGCTTCTTTTCCAATAGTTTCGCCTATTTTTGAAAGACCCATACCTGCCGCTTGTGATTTACTAACCTGGCCAAGTTCACCCAAAATACCTAGTTTACTTGCACCTTTTAAATCTCCACCAATTGCTCCAAATCCAGTTACATCGGCAACTGTCATCGGAATATCAAGTAAGTTTGGTTTTACACCTGATTGCAAATACTTACCAGGAGTAAATACCATTGGTAAAACTTGCCCTGCCTGTTCTTGAAAAGTAGTCCCTTTGCCGTAAACTGTTTGGTAGTCATTAACCGCGTCGGTATATATAGTTTTATCCCAGTATTTTTCCGCATATTCTTTTTTATACTTGTCACTCATTGCGATAATTGGATATTCTTTTTTAAATGAAGTGGCGGATGAATATCTTTTCGTATTATCCCATTCATTTTTAGCTTGCGATTTTATATCCTCTGGTAATTGGTCCCACTTTGATAATTTAGGAGTTTCAGGTAAAGGCATTTCACCAGTAATCTTTGCCGATACTGGAGATAAGTTTACAGATTCAGGTTTTTCAAATTTGAGATAACCCTTCATGGAAAGATATGCCCTCTGATATTCGGTTAGTGAGGGACGCCTTCCTAATTGGGCTTCAAGTTGTTTGGCTAAATTAATACCTTCAGTATTAGCAGGTAATTTAGGTGGTTCAAGGATATCCTTGTTTTTCGAGAGATCGACTTTCGGCAATTCAGGTGGCGGGGGAATCTTCGGTAATGACTTTTTGGGCATCGTGACTTTATCTGATACTGGTGAAGGATTCAAGGTGTTGATGAACTTCGACCCGGTGATATTATCGCTTGCACCGGGTTTGAATATATTGGCGAGAATTTTATCAATCGGATTATCCGGCATTATAATGACACCTGTCTTTGCGGCGTTACCTGGGTTAATCTGGCCTTTGCTAACAATGCCTGGTATTGTTTTTCCTGTTCAGTTTTCAACCGTGCCTGTTCATCGCGTTGCTGCTGGACAACCGCGCCCTGGTCCTGCCAGCCGCCGGCTAATGCTGCTTTCCCCAAATCCTGTTTAGCTCCCATTGATAAATTAGAGAATTCAGGAGAGGTATTATTCTCCATGTACTTATTTGCCGTGTCCATATAAGCGTTCAGTGGGACATTATATTTTTGAGCAATCGTTTCAAGGTCAGGTCTGTTCATATATTGCCCCATTGTAGTATCCGGTGCATTCCCACTTTTAATTGCGTTATACTCAGCTTGAGAATCAAGGTATTTTTTCACTGCCGTATATCCGAATTGCGCAGACATATCCGAAGAGATGGTCTTTGTTTCATTTTGCTGATTATAACTCGGAAGGTACTTGTCATATTGAGGTTTGTAGTAATCCGTAAGCGCTTTCAGGTAATCGCTTTTTTGACGGTAATCGCTGGCATTGGGTTCACCGGCTTGCACGGCTTGACCCTCATTGAATTGAGCATCAGAGAATTGTGCCATCTTTTCAGTACGTTGGTTATCAATAGGCGCACCTTGCAACTTTTCTGTCAGATTTTTCTTTAATTGACTGATATTATTGATAACGGAATCCGGTGAACTGTTCACATAACTATCAATATCACTGGATGATAGAGGCATCCCGTTATCCTTGGCCCACTTTTTCAGTGCCGTCGATGTTATTGTCCTGGTGAGGTATGACAGGTTTGGTGTTTGATTAACAGTGTCAAAAGGTATAGCCCCGGAACTCGATAATTCTTCAGATGTTAAGGCACGCGGATAGACCATCTCGCCATTGTCTTTCACGGCGTAGATATTCTTGTAGATTTCATTCATAACGTCTGGTGATAAGTTATTAGCATCGACAACTGGAGCGTAGAGTGAAATCGTGCGTCCGGTTTTACCACCGACTGAATTGGTTTCATCAAATGGGTCTGTGATGGAAACATAATTTACCGGGTAGAATTTCCCACCAACGGAAATCTGGTTTGGTAGAGTGGAACCGAAACTGGCTGGCGCCGGTGGCGCGGCAGGTGTGGTTCCAATTTGCTCTTTATCATCCGGTGTCGGCGGTAAAGGTTCCGGCACCGTTGTATCTTTCCATGAAAAAGTCCTTGCAGAATTATCATAGGCGAATCCATGCGCCGGCTTCCAGATATAATTCACCCAATACTGATAATACTCACCTTGCGGATTCTTCAATATTTGCAATTGGATATTATCTGCGGTCGGATATTGAACTTTTAGATATGCCAAATAACTGTTTTTGGTATCATCAAACGCGTACCAGACGCGATTGGGATCATTAAGACCTGCCATATTTCTCTCCTACATCAACGGTTGACCTGAAGGACTAACGAGTGTCCCTTTTCTGCCGGCATTAACCCCTGACGTATCCGTCGGTCGGTTAGGACTTGGCGGAGGTTGCATGTTCATCGCCCTGGTGGTATCAGGGGAAGGTTGACCGGTCGGGGATGCTTCTGGCGGCATCTGGTTCGGTGGAACCCCGGGTTGATTTTTGGTCGATACAATTCCCTGCCTTAACCCAAGATTCACTTCCTTGAGTTGGATATATTTTTTCAAGGCATCGGCCCGGGGAATATCATGCGCGACATTGCGATAATAATTTTCCATATTCCACATACTCTGCGTTATCTTCAGGTCCATGACGAACGGGTCGTTGCTTACTTTATCCTCGACAATTCTCTCTTTTTCCTGTTCGGAATCACTAACTCCCAATTCCGGCACATTTTCCCAAAGGGTTTCCCTTGAATTTATTCCGGATTGAATCGCCTGAACAGCATTGAGAATCGCCTGAGTCTTATCAAACTGTGTACTTATCGGGATATCGACATCAACATAAGTGTGGTCCGGAACATCGGCGATAGAGAATTTCTCCAAATAGAATTGCCCCTGCTTGAAAGCGTGGGGGTCAGTCGTGTTCAGTTCAATTTCCTTGAACCCACCGGTTTTATACTGGTAAAGAAATTCGGTCATTATCCTACCGAGCAACCGGTTGCCGGTTTTTAAATATGGACCGAGTTTATACTTGACCGTGGCCAGTAATTGTGAAATGGCGAATCCAGACAAATCACCCGCCGACGAGCCACCGTAAGTAAGATTCGGAATAGACCCTTTTTGAATGGCCTGGTTAATATCAGCCAGCAAATAATCCGCGTCCTGCGGCGTCGCCATGTGCTTTAACAACTCAAGGGATTCCTGCGGTTTCAATTTTATATCTTCACCGTGACCACGCATTTCAGATACTTTCTGTTGAGGATTGAGCAATTTCCATATACGATTCGGTTCCGCAGTAGAGGCCAGTATTTCAGCCCTCAAGGTGAGAATGATATTTTTATAATAATACATTTCACGGTCAGAGGCTATGATGCTTTCACCCTTTCGAGTCATCCACATCGGAGAAGTCTGGTCGGGTGAACCCACGGCGCCCACCTCGATAGGGATTCGGCGCATACGTTTCTGAATTGTCATCGGTTTTATGACGTTACCGCCGATAATGATGGCGTTGGAAACAACCGGGTTATTCTTTTTATACTCGCGTTTCCAGTAGTTCACTACCTTGACGTTTCCACTGGACTTCGGCGGGACCTGGTAATCGAAATTAAGACCTTGCTCGGCATACGCCTCGACCATCGCCTCGGCAGCCGCTGGGTCAACTTCAAATTCACGCAGACAGACGGCAAGTCCGTTAGAGTCCCACCACGGGAAGATAGTAACGGGGTCATAAATGTCAGAGATAAATTCAATCTGGCCGTTATTCTTCCGGACAATGGACGATACGGCGTACCAGCCCAGGAGAATCCAGTATGTCAGGTCCCAAAGCCAATCGGTGCCGCCAAGATTGCAATGGCGGTCATTCATGGACCGGTAAATGCCGATGCACAGGCGCTCGGCTTTATTCATCTTGTCTTTTTCCGCCGGTTCATAATTTATGGTTATCGGAAGTTTAAAACGTGGGTCGTTAAGGGAAAGAAGAGTACGGGAAGTGTCAAAAAATACTTTCGGTTCATTGACAATCCATGTTTTATTATCTTTTTTCTCCCCACCTTCGATATCAGACCTCACCAGATTGATAATTTCCCTATCGGTCAGCAAGATTTTATTGCGTTCCGCCCAATATGTCGTTAATTTTTGAAGATGTGTATTGATTTCGGTTAATTGGTCATCTTTTTCAATCGTTTTCGTCATATTATGCTCCTGGAAGAGTAAGAACTGTGGGCGATTTCAGAATTATCATTACTCCCGATTATAGGGACTGTTTCACGGACTTGCAAGGCAATACTGACAGCAATAAATTCATCATCGTTGCCGCCTGTTACTGTTTTTATCTTGGAATCTGTGCCTTTATCCCACACAATACTTGATGCTTCGGAGAGTAAATTCTCCGACCAGGTAATAATACTACCCGAATCGAATGCGGCAATTACTCCGTTAATCATTAAAGGCTTCGTGACTTTCGTGGTAGGCCATCCGGCCTCCGCGCTTGGCATACTGGTCACATCATCATAGTCAAGGTGATAGTAAAGTTTCTCATAACCCTTATCCAGTAATGTTTTTAGCACCACTCCACCATGTCCAATCCTTTCTACCGCTATCATGGCGTTGTTGTAACGTAATCCAAGGTTGAATAATTGCTCCCCGAATAGGTCAGGACGTATCTTACCTCGGATTCTGGCAACGTACTCCATCGTTTTAACATCCATTACCGAACCTACGGAGTAGTCCCGGGCCTGGCCGCTGGCCACATCGACTCCAATGACGTAATTACGGCCTCCGATAACGTCTTTCCACACGGTTAAGTCCCCTTCGACTTTACCCTCTTTGACACAGGGATAATAATGGCGCAGGGAAGCGGCGTTAACAACTGACATTTCATTTGAAAGCCAGCAGTCTATATCGTTTTCAGGGTATTCCTGGAAGAATAACAGTTTGATTTCACCGATTTTGCAGCGCCGAAAGGCTATTTGTGCCGATGAAAGGTTGTTATATTCAGCCAAGTTTCGTTCTTCTTCAAGAAACTTCTGTGTTGATTGGCCGAGAATGAGAGCCAAGTTCTCCACTTTACTCGGTGTTAAGTAAATCCCCGGGTCCCTGATATATTCCTCATCCCACCACCACGGATAAAAGAAATGTTTGAAGCCATTGATGCCTTTCTTGGCCTCTTGATAGATTTCATAAAATACCCCGTTCCGTCCGGTGGGTGTACTTTCCGCAGTAATGTTGCCTTCGGCCGGTACTGTTTGGGTGATATCTGCCCATAACTGCCGGGCCGTGCGGTCCGGCCACTTGGCGAGTTCTGACAAATGGACATGGTTGATGGTATGACCGATACCGACTGAATCTGACTTAGCGGAATCGATGTAGATGTAAGAATCAATCTTGGGAAACCTCATGCGGTTGCCGGATTTCCAATCATGCTTTGGTTGCATTTGGTCATCAGGTTTATTCAAATTCCACGGAAGATTGCGATAAAAACGCTGGACGTTCTGGAAAAGAAACTCGGATGTTTCTGTATCCTGGGTAATAATGGTCTGCCGCTGATACGCCATTGTAAATAAATCGTGGGAGGCATCGGCTTCGACTATCGAAGAGAATCCCATCTGCCGGCCTTTGAC